AGCGCAGGTAAAGCGCGACCTTGAACAGGTGTTCCACAACTCAGCCGAGCACGCGGACGATGTGAACGTCGTATACAACGGAAAGCATTATTTTATACCGGTTGTTATCGACGCCGAGGGCGCCAAAACGAGAGAAACGACCATGAGAGACAACGCGGACGGCGTATTCATAGCCGACGCGACCGTGTATATTTCGTTTTACGATTTAAAAATTGTGCCGCGCAAAGAAACCAAAATAATCATTGACGATATTTCATATAATATCATGCGCGTAACGTTTACCGCCGGAAGCATAGCGTTAGACTTGGAGGTGTTAGACGAATGACGCCTGTTATTTTACTCGAACAGCTCAAAAGCTTTATACAGGAAAACACGGCGGACATCATGTTGTCCGTTCGGTCGGTAAAAAACAAGACCCTGCCGGAGTACGAAGGCGGCGAATACGATATAACAAAACGCGCCGCCGAGGTTCATTTGATACGGCTGCCGGACAAGGACGCGGAAATGCAGAGGATCCCGTATATAGTTTTGCAATACCTAAACGGCAAGGACGCGCATGAGCCGGGGGACAGGCCGGACAGCACGGCGTACATAAGAATTATCGTGGCGACGTTTTCGGAAAACGACAGCGAGGGTGCGTTAGACGTTTTAAACGTCATAACGCGGATCCGCAACGCGTTATTAAAAGCGGGGGAGGTAGGGCGCCAGTTCCTGCTCAGAAAACCGCTTGAATATTTATTATACCCGGACGACACTCAGCCGTATTTTTTCGGCGAGATGATGACGATCTGGGAAATGCCAATAATTTTAAGGGAGGTACACACTCATCATGTCTATGAAGAAAAATAATGTGTCCGATTCGGACACAACACCGGCCCCGGCCGAAAACAAACCCATGTACGACAAAATTACAAGTTTTGCGTATGTGGGCGTTTCATTGCCGGGGGGACGTCTTAAAAGCAACACAATTTTACACGGGACCTACGCGGCGATCATGGAGTATTACAAAGAGGATATTGCCTCATATCCGGGCGTCGAAAAACTCTTTGTGCCGGTATCTAAGCTTGCCGAGTCCCGCGAAAAATTAAGAAGCGGCGGTAATTTGCTGAGTAAATACAATCAAGACATTGCCGCCGCTATTAAAACAAAAACCGAAAAGGAAGGAGCGGATAATTAATGGCAGATTTTTTTCACGGCGTCAGAACGCGCGAAGTAAGAACGAGTATATCGACGCCTGTCACGGCGGCGAGCGGCGTTACGTTTGTTGTAGGGACCGCGCCTGCGCAGATTATCGACGGCGATAATGTAAACGTCCCGATTATGGGTATGAATTACGGCGAAGCCGTTTCGCAGCTTAGTTATTCAAATGATTGGGAAAAGTACAGCCTATGCGAGGTCATGTACAATCATTACAATCTCTACACTACCTCGCCCGTATTCTTTGTAAACGTACTTGACCCGGCGCGGCACAAAATGACCGTGGCGGCGAAAGATTATCCCATTGCCGACAATCGCGTAAGATTGCCGTTTGAGGCGATCGCAAAAAGCGTCAAAGCCGGTACATACATTGCGGGAACCGATTATGATTTATTCTATGACGACGACTCGCTCATACTTGAAATCATGGAAGGCGGCGCGGTCCCGGCAGGCACTACCGAGTTATCGGTAGCGTTCGACAAAGTCGACCCGTTGCAGGTTTCGAAATCCGATATTATAGGCGGATTCGATGTGTTGACAAAAAAGACGAAAGGCTTTGAACTTATCGAACAGGTTTTCCCGCGCTTCGGGGTTGTTCCGGATATTGTTATATGTCCGGGGTGGTCGCACGACGCGGAGGTCGCCGCGGTCATGAGCGCGAAAGCCTCGAATATAAACGGCATATTTTCGGCTAAAGCTTTAATCGACGTCGACACGGCCGCGGTTAAGCATTACGCGGACGCGCCCGCGTGGAAAAAGGCGCAGAACATCAACGACCGCGCACAGATATTATGTTTCCCGAAGTTCCGGCTTGCAGAGCGCATATTCCACGCGTCGGTGCAGATGGCGGGACTTATGGGACGGGTAGACAGTCAAAACGGCGGCGCGCCGTCTGACAGCCCCTCGAACAAGCTTTTGCGCATCAACGGCATGGTACTCGACGACGGCACGGAGGTATTGCTTGACATTCAGCAGGCGAATTACCTCAACAGCCAAGGTATCGTGACAGGGTTGAATTGGATAGGCGGCTTTGTTTTGTGGGGCAACTGGACGGCCTGCTTCCCCGCGAACACGGACGTAAAAGATTATTTTATATCCGTGTCGCGCATGTTCGGCTGGGTCGGCAACTCTGTGATCCTCACGTACTGGAACCAAGTCGACCGCAAAATGACCGGCCGGTTTATAGACAGCATTATCGACAGTGTCAATATATGGCTTAACGGGTTAACGGCGGAAGAGCACCTGCTGGGCGGGCGCGTGGAATTCCGGCCCGATGAAAACACCATGGTCGGCCTGATGAGCGGCAAGGCGGTATTCCGCATTTTCTTGACGCCGCCGAGCCCCGCGAGGGAAATCGAATTTGTTCTTGAATACGACCCGTCGTATGTTGCGGCGGCGTTGACAATGTAAAGGAGGGGAAAAATAAATGGCAAGAATTAACGAAGCTGTTATCAATTTTCATGTTTACGAAGACGCTACCGAATATTACGGTATGGCGGAGGTAGGACTTCCCCAGATATCGAGCATGACAAACGATGTCCAGGGCGCGGGCATATCCGGAACGTTCGAGAATGTTGTTTTGGGGCACCTTCAGGCGATGACGCTAACGCTCAATTTCCGGACGCTTATTAAGGATGCGATAAAGCTGCTGGAGCCGCGCAACCATCAGATTGATTTGCGCGTCGCGCAGCAGGACAGCGACACAGTATCCGGGCAGCCGGTAGTGACTCCAGTCAAACACGTATTTGTGTGCAGGCCGAAATCTCTCAACCCCGGCAAAGTGACGCCCGCCTCGCCTGCTGACGCGAGCGGCGAGTTTGCCGTTACATATTGGGCGACTTTTATAAACGGCGCAAAGACCCTTGAAATTGATATTTTGAATTTTATTTATTTTGTCAACGGCAAGGATTATCTCGCTGATGTGCGTTCGGCTCTGGGTAAATAAAATATATCGGGAGGTATAAAATGGATAACAAAGAGAAATTAGATTTTGACGCGGACGCTGCCGCCGAGACCCCGGAAACAGCCGTAGAGGTTGCGGAAGCGCCGAAAGACAATAACCAAAAGCCCGCCGCAAAAGAAAACGCCGGCGTCTATGTTCATAAGTTCAAAAAGCTGTACGAGTACGAGGGCAAAAAATACGAAACGCTCAACTTTTATTTTGAGCGTTTGACAGGTAAAGACGTTATAGCTATTGAAAACGAAATGATGGCAAACAGCGAATACGCGCTTGACCCGCTTTTATCGCGTAACTTTCAAAGCAAAATGGCGAGCAGGGCGGGGAACATAGGGAGCGACGCGCTCGCGAATATGCCGTTTTTGGAGTTCAATAAAATAACGAACGCAGCGCGAAATTTTTTAATCGATTCGGGCTATTAAAAAGCCCGAAAGGTTGGTACGCGAAGGACTGCTACCGTCTCGCGCGCGAAACGTATACGCCGATAGAATTTTATTTAAATTTAACAATACAAGAGTTCTTTTATTGGCGAAATAACATAATAGAGGCCATGAGAGAAGACGAAGCGAACAGACCGAAATCAAATAATTATCTTCGTTAAGCGGGGGGGCGAGAAACTCCCGCTTGACGTTTTGGCGAAGGAGGTGTTATAAATGGCGGCAAGTGATAAAAAATTATATGAATTAATGTTCCAAGTTACAGCGGGCGTTAGCTCAAAGTTACATTCCGCGTTTCAGACCGCCATGAGCACTACCAACGGTTTGAAGGACGCGGTTCAAGATTTAAATAAAACGCAGAGCGATATAAAATCATACCAAAAAACTGAGGAAGCCGTTAAAAGGAACCAAGAAGAAAAAGCCCGGCTTGAAAGCGCGACCGACAGAAACGAAGCTGCCATAGAAAAAGTAAACAAAAAACTCGCGGAAGAGGAGAGTAAATTATCCGCCGTAACGGACAGATTGAAAGCGGCGGGCGTTGACACAAATAACTTATCCGGCGAAAACGACAGGCTCCAAAAATCATACGACAACTTGATAAAAGCGCAGAATGATTACAGTAAAGCGTCCGCGGCGGTCGAAAAGAACAAAGAGGCCATATCCGCGACGCGAAAAGAATTATTCAAAACGGTCGGAACTGCTGCGGCGGTGGGCGCGGCTATATACAAAGGGTTTGTTGTGCCTGCGGCGGATTTTCAAGCGGAGATGTCGAATATCGGCGCGATAACGGGCGCGACCGTGCAGGAATTAGACGCTATGGCGGCCGGTATGCGAAAAATAGCGACCGCAACGGGCACGCCGTTAATGGATATCGCCTCAAACGCGAAAATGCTCGCCGAAGCGGGCGGTGACGTCGATTTGATGATGGAGCAGCTGACGCACGGCACAAATTTGGCGAACGCGACGCAGAGCGATATGGCGACGACGTTAGATTTTCTCGGTTCGCAAATGAAAACATTCGGCATTGCGTCTGAGGCCACCCAAGGGGTCGTAGACAGTTTCGCGTATGTCAGCACATTGGCCAACTTAGAATTGTCGCAGCTCGGCGAAGCTTTTGTAAACGTCGGCGGTTCGGCGTCGGCGGCCGGCATGAGTATAAACGACGTAAACGCGCTTATGGTTACATTCTCGAACGCGGGGCTTAAAGGCGGCGCGGCGGGCACATCTCTTAACGCCGTATTGCGCAACCTGTCGACGCCTACCGGCAAGGCCGCCGAAGCGTTGGCGGAATTGAGGATAGAACTCTACGACCAGTACGGGGCGAGTCGGGACATGTTGGAAATCATGTCGGATTTAGAAAACGAGCTGGGAGATATGACGGACGACCTTCGCAACCATTATCAAAGCGTTATATTTGACAGCGTGGCGCTAAAAGGTTGGAACATGATTGTCGATGAAGGCGTGGATAGTATTTACGAGCTCAGAGACGAATTGGACGGCTCGATCGACGCGTTCGACGGAGCGGGGCAGGCTGCGGGAATGGCTGCGAAACAACTCGATAACCAAAACGGTGACATCAAAAGAGCAAAAGCTGCGTTTAGCGAGCTCGCTGTAACGATTGGCGAATTGTTTATGCCTGCGGCGCGCAAAGGTACCCAGAGTGTAACGGAAATTATCGAAAAATTAACTACCTTTATAAAAGAAAACAAACAAACGGTAATCGCCGTCGCGAAAGTTGTTGCCGGCATATTTGCCGCGAGAATAGCCTTTCTGGGCATAAAATTGGCGATACAGCAAGTCACGCTTGTTATGAATACCATAAAAGCGGCAACGGCGGCATATAATTTAGTGAAAGCAATTATGACCGCGCAAACAAAAGCAGGCACGTTGGCAACATTGAAAGCGGCAAGAGCTGAAAAATTGAGCACAGGTCAATTAATACTCGGCAAAGCCGCGCTTATAGCGAAAACGGCGGCGTTAAAAGTTGCGACGGCGGCGACAAAGATTTTTAACGCTGTTGTGAAAAAAAATCCGATAGGACTTATCATAACGGCGGTTGTCGCGCTTATAGCGCTTTTTATGAAGCTTTCCGGTAAAAACATGACGGATTTCATGGAGCCGTTAAAAGCGGCTTTTGAAAAAATAAAACCTGTATTAGACGCGGTTTTAGAGCAGTTTAAAGAAATGGGTGCGAAAATATTGCCGCTGCTTGCGGACGCTGCGCAGCAGATTATGCCGATTTTGAGCGATATTATAAACGCGGTTTTACCCGTGTTGATTTCGTTGGTTCAATCGTTATTGCCGATTATAATGACGCTGATAGATGCGGCGCTGCCCATTTTACTTTCGCTGGTCGAGGCGCTGCTTCCCGTTATAATGACGCTTGCGACATCGGCTTTTACAATATTTTTCGATGTGCTGAAAATGCTTTTGCCGTTGATTGTTGATTTGATTAAAATAGCGCTGCCGGTTTTGCTCTCTTTGATAGAGGCGATACTGCCCGTTATAACAATGCTTGTAACGACGGCCTTGACGATATTCGTCGATGTATTGAATATGCTTTTGCCGCTTATAATGACATTGATAGAGGCGGTACTGCCTATTTTGCTCTCTTTGATAGAGGCGATACTTCCTGTCATAACAACGCTTGTGACTTCGATATTGCCGATATTTATCGAAGTTATAGATATGTTACTGCCGCCGATCACAACATTAATTCAAGCGGTTTTACCTGTGCTTATGGAAATACTTCAAGCCCTTATACCCGTGGTGAAATTTCTTGCGGAATTATTCAGCAAGGTTCTCGGCGCGGCGATGGAGGGGATTAAGCCGATTATCGATTCGGTAATGACGGTATTCAAGGGTTTGATCGACTTTATAACAGGGGTATTTTCGGGAGATTGGGGTAAAGCGTGGGAAGGCGTAAAAAATATATTTAAAGGTATTATCGACGGGCTTGTCGGTATTATCAAACTGCCGCTGAACGTTATAATCGAAGGCGTGAATTTCTTCTTGGGAGGCTTAAACGAGCTCAAAATACCCGATTGGGTTCCGCTCGTCGGCGGCAAGGGATTTAACATTCCGCTTATCCCGAAACTCGAAAAAGGCTCGATGAATACGCCCGATACATTTATAGCGGGCGACGTCGGCGGCAAAGGCGGCGAGCTTGTCACGGGTGCGAAAGGGCGCAAAGTATTTACGGCGGCCCAAACTACGGAAA